GCCCAACCGCGATCGGGTGAGATTCTAGTCCGTTGCTAGTCCGTCAACTAGTCCGTTGTATTTAGAAATAAAACTTTAAAAAAAATTCTTTGTATTATGGGAGTGTATTTATTAAAATGTACACCTTCAAAAAAAAACTATGACAATAACTTACGGTTCAGTTTGCTCCGGTATCGAATCAGCTACAGTAGCTTGGGATTCACTAGGATGGAAACCTCAATGGTTTTCTGAAGTAGAAAAATTCCCATCTGAAGTACTGAAATACCACTACCCTAATGTCCCTAATCTCGGAGACATGACAAAAATACGAGATAATAAAACTTATGGAAGAGAAAAAACAATTGACCTTTTGGTCGGAGGAACTCCGTGCCAAGCCTTCTCACTCGCAGGACTCCGTGGAGGAATGGATGACGAGCGTGCTAACTTGTCGCTTGAGTTTTGCAGACTCGCACAACAAACTAAACCAAGATGGGTCGTATGGGAAAATGTCCTTGGGGTCTTATCCTCTGGAAAGGGAAGAGACTTCCACTCGATCGTGGAAGCCCTTACAGAAATCGGGTATGGCGTGGCGTGGAGAATACTCGACGCACAGTATTTCGGAGTGGCACAACGACGCAAGCGTTTGTTTCTTGTCGGATATCTTGGAGACTGGAGACCTTCCCAAGCAGTTCTTCTTGAGCCAAAAAGCTTCACAGGGACTATTGCGCCGAGCAGAGAAAAGGCTCAAGAAAGGCTTGAGCGGAATACCAAAAATATTGAGAATAGCTTTGGAGAAAATAGCCGAAGACAAATAACTTCTCACGACATTGCATCTACTTTGTGCGCTCGTGATTATAAAGATACTAACGCTGATGATTTAGCTACAGGATTTAAAGGAGCTATTGTTTATGAAAACCATCCTAATGCATCACGCATAAATGAAGTTGATGTGTGTCCTACCATGACAAGTAGGTGGGGTACTGGAGGAGGCAACGTGCCTTTTGTTCAAGACATTTCAATTAAATTATCTAACACTGAATCTCAAGGTCGTAACATAAACGAGACTGGCGTTGGATATACATTAGATGCTAGCGGATCGTGCAACCAAGCTACTATGCAAAACGCTAAAGTGCGTAAATTAACTCCAAAAGAGTGTGAACGTCTTCAAGGCTTTCCTGATAATTACACCCAGATACCTTGGCGTAATAAAGAAGCCAAAGACTGTCCTGTGTCTCATCGATATAAAGCTTTAGGCAACAGCATGGCTGTGCCTGTAATGAAGTGGATTGGTGAGCGAATTCAAACTGTTGAAACCCTAATTAAAAAACTAAAATGAGTATGAGCGAAATGGAATATAGGCGTGATAACGCTATAGAAAAAGATTTTGAAATTGATATAGATAATATCGATGTAGAAGATGAAGATGGTGTCCGATACTTTAGTGCTAAAGGTCACGCCACTTTATATAAAGATGGAAATTGTAAAATCAGATTAGAAGTTTTTAATGAAACTGATGAAGATTCTACATTTAAAGTTGATAAAAACAGTCCAGACTTTAGTCTGGTTAATGAATATGTTTATGACTTAGCTGAGTCTGGAGAGATATCGTGAGTCATAAATGTTCATATAAAAGATGCCGTGCTGAAGGAGATTATGTAGGAGCGATTACTGAAAACGGAGATCGCTATCACCTATGTCAAAAGCATTGGAATATTCTGGCTTCTAATGAGGAGTCAACTCTTAAAAGATTGCCCAAAGTGGCTAACCCTGAAAAATTAAAATGACAAAAAACGAACTTGAAGAAAAAACTGAAGTGATAGGAGAGAATCTTTCTAATTTTAGTGAGAGCAGATCTGCACAAGCAGTTTGGGATGCGCTTCACCGCGCTGAAGAAAATGGATTATTAAACGAAACTGAGTGGGACAATATTTGTACTGCAATGGCTTGGCTAGGTTTAACCCCCAGTGAATAATGAAGAATTATCGCAACATTAAAAGCAAAAGTGATTACATCAAATACGCTAAGGACATTGCTAAAAAAATTACTTGGATTGCTATACAACGTTTAATAGAAGATAAAAAAACTATAAATGGAAAAAACATAGCAGAGAAAATTTATGACGATAGCCTAGAACATAACATTCTAGGTCGTGAAGATATAACAACTGTTGCCAATGGTCATAATATTATTCTTAAACACACCGATAATAAAAATTATGGTGCTGAAAATATAGGTTGGGACATGATACAAACTGACAATTGTGAAGAGCTTAAATCAAACATTGCTTTTTGGGCTTTCTATGGTGATGTTATGCATCATTTAAAGAACTCTAATGGAGGTAATAAATAATGCTGAAAACAATAGAATTATTTAGTGGGACTGGCTCGTTCAGTCGGGTAGCATTGAATCGTGGGTATGACATAAATACTTATGATTTAGCTGATCATGCAGATGAATTAGTTGAAGGAACTCACACTCAATGCAACATTCTGGATAGAAATGTGGTTTACCCAAAAAATGTTGATATGCTTTGGGCATCCCCACCATGTGAAGGATTTTCAGTTGCGGTCATAGGTCGCAATTGGAATAAAGACCACACTCCTAAAACTGAAACTGCGCGTCTCGGTTTAGAGATACTGGAGAGAACTATTGAGTTGATAGCTAATCTTAAACCTGTTTATTGGTACTTGGAAAACCCAAGAGGCAAAATGCGTAAGGTGATAGATGATTTATTTGAGGCGTACGGTATTGCTGATTATGTTAGGCATACTGTTACTTACTGCAGTTACAGTAAACTGGAGACTAGAATGAAGCCTACCGACATCTGGAGCAATGACCCCAATTGGACTCCGCGTCCAATGTGTAAAAACTATCGTTACGATTCTTCTGGGAACATAATTGACAGACATTGTCACCATGAATCCGCTAGAAGAGGTTCTCCATCAGGAACACAAGGAATTAAAGGTGCGCGTAATCGTTCAAGGATTCCTAGCGAACTATTTGAGGAGATATTTTCATGTTAAAAGAAGCACTTTTTTATAGTATTTTAATCACTTCCTTAGCGATGTTTGTTGATTACACGACCGATTATTATGAAAACAAAACTACGCATGCTCAATTGTATTGGGCATTGTCCGAGTTTGAGAGCGCATCTATTGATAATTCAATAGGAGATTACGGAATGTCACGCGGTCGATATATGATCAGTGAAGCGTACTATGAGTGCGCAGTAGATTTTAATCCTTATTTAGTTTCGGACTGGAAACAAGTACACGATCCAAATTATGCTGAAAAAATTATTGAAGCTTATATGCTCAAGTATTTAGGCAAAAAAGTCTGGAACAACTTAACCGATGAAAACATTATTTTAATTGCCAGAACTCACAATGGTGGACCTAGAGGAAGATACAAAAGGTCTACTAAAGAGTATGGTGAAGCAATTTTAAACTTAGTAAAAACATACAAATGACTGACCCCTTAACTTTTGATTTGTCTCTGGCTGTTGAAACTGTAGTAGTTTTAAATGACAGTGACCCCGATCGTAGCTTTAAGCTTCAACCTATAAAAGAAAATGATAAAACAGTTTGGACTATAGAAATATACGGTCCTGACGGTGAATTTATAACAACAATAAAGAGGAATCCCGATGCCAGTTAAACCTAAAAAATCAGAAAGAGATTCAAATCTTACAAAATTTTTAAATCAATTAACTTACTTAGATAGTAAAACGTCAAGCAATAGCATTCAAGCTTTGGCACTACTCTCCAGAGTAATGTTGCTCGATCCTAATCCTGTTTATATGTCTGAATTAGCTAAATATAATGAGACTGGAGCTATGCGGACAAGTAAATTAGTAAAAATCTTAGTCAAAGATGGTTTACTTCAAATAACTAAATGTCCTGAAGATTCTCGTAAACGTGAAATAACGCTTACTAATAAAGGTCGAGGCTTATCTTACAATTTTAATCCTGCTTTTTGGGAACACGAGTAAACATGGCTATCACACAATTAAAAACTAGTTATCGTGTGTCCGTGTCTTCTCCAGTAAAGGTTCAAGGAAAGAAAAGATGGCGCAGATTCTTTAAAGATTTTAAAACTGCCCAGATCTGGGAAGCTGAATCTAAATTGAATTTATTAAAAGGAATCTCTCCAGAATTAAAAAAATCTAAAGGCCAAATACGCACTCTCAGGGACCTCAGAAATGAGGTTTTTGAGATGCGATGGCAAGGAACAAAGGCTGAAGACAGTCAATTGCACTACACGCGCTCGATCATGGACATTTTTAGTCCGTCAAAATTAATAGCAGATATTGACCAGACTTGTATTGATTTATTGATTAAAAAATGTAGGGAGGTGGGCAATAAAAATGCTACCATAAATCGCAAGCTTACCTCACTCTCGGTTATGCTTAAATTTGCCCTTGAAAGAGGCTACATATCCTCAATTCCTACAATAAAAAAGATGCCTGAAGACAATAAATTGAATGTTTGGTTTACTGAAGAGGAGAAATCCAAAATGGTTAAAATCCTCAACAACAATGGTAAATCTCACATATCAAATTTAATTTTGTTTCTTTGCGATACA